ACACCAACTAAAGCTAACTTTTCAGATGTTGGATTTGATTTAACTATTGTTAAATTACACAAAGTTATTAATAAAGTCACATCAATGTACGATACTGGTATATGTTTAGAAATTCCTAATAATTATTATGTTGAAATAGTTCCAAGATCTTCAATTATTAAATCTGGATTTATATTATCAAATAATATTGGAATAATTGATGCAAGTTATAAAGGTAATTTATATGTTTGTTTAACTAAAACTAATTTAGATTCTGAAATAACTTTACCATTTAAATGTTGTCAATTAATAATTAGAAAACAAGAATTTCCTATTTTTAAAGAAATAAAAATTGAAGATATTATTGAAACTAAAAGATGTGAAGGCGGTTTTGGATCAACAGATTAAATAATATTATTATTACAGTTAATAATGGAATTATATTTTTTATCGGAAATAATTTTTTATTTTTAAAACTGATTTTTCTAAAACTCTCATATCTTTTATTAATTAATTTTATTTTTATATTTCAAAACGATTTTTATAATCTAATAATAAACATTATAAATATTGAACTGGAATTGAAGAATTTGATATTTGTCTATGTCCTATTTTAAATCTTCCTGAAAATGTAAAATTTTCTCTGAATTTATTACTATTAATATATGATATTATATTTTCTAAATTACATTCTTTTTTAGGTTTAAGCATTATTAAACCACCACCAAAATAATTAACTTTACCTAAAAATGATACATTTTCTTGTCGTGTTAAATTATAAATATAAATACAATCTTTCCCTAAATTATTATTTATACTTTTAATATTTCTTAATGCACCCCATTCAAACCAATTATTTTCATTAAATTTTCTTATTCCTCTTTCAATTAGTTCTTTTTTATGATTAAATAAATATTTATTTATTTCTTCATTATCACATGGATAATTTTTTATATAAATATATTTATCTATTTTATCTTTTCCATTTATTACTCTAATATTACCTAATTTTTCATTTTTATAAACTTCTTCTTTTCCACTAACTAAACCTACATAAATATCAAAATAATCTTTAAATAAAATATTATTATTATTTTGTTTTTCTTCAAAAGTAATTAAACCATTATTGTTTTTTATATACAATAATTTATTATTATATAGTACTTTTTTATCAATTACATTATCTTTACAATATCTAAAAACAATAACATCAATAGATGCATTTTTGAACATTTTTTCATTATGATTATGAAATATATGAGTAAATGTTCCCATTAACATCATTTCATTTAATAATTTTGATGCACTTGTTAATTTTAAAAAATCTGACGGAACAATAAATATTAATTCACCATTATTATCAAGTAAATTATAACATTTTTCAATAAAATCAATATATAAATTACCTTTTTTAGTTTTAACATAAGGTGGATTACCAATAATTGTTTTATATGTTTTAGTAATAGTTTGTTTCATAAAATCACAATACATAACTTTATTTTTTTCAATTTTATTTAATAATTTAATTTCACTATCAATCTCATACATATCAAAAGTTATATCTGGTATTTTATCTATAATAAATCTAATTAAATCTCCACGTCCAATTGATGGTTCTAAGATATTAGATGGTGAATTTAATATAAAACTAAATACTTTTTCTTTAAGTTCATTATTAGTTGTAAAATATTGTCCTAATTCTTTTTTAGTTTTTTCTAACTTTAATGTCCGGATATTTTGAATAAATGTTTCTTTCCAGCTTGGTTTTGAATATTGTAAGCAATTAATAAATAAATTTATTTTTTTATTTATATTTTCATACTGGAATGTTTTATTTTTTTTCCAACAAACTTGAAATGGTAAATTATTAATATTAGGTGTTAAATAAGTTAATCCTTTAACACTATTAATAATTATATCTTTTGTATCTGATTTATTCAATACGATAAAATAATAATCTTTTTTATTACGAATGTTATATTCTTTCATTTGTAAATTATAGAATAGGATTTCACTCATTTTACCATTTTCATAAGTATTATCACTATGAATATCTAATACTTCATTTGTATAAGCATATACACACATTGCTAAATTACCAGTATTATCACTAGTTATTGTAGTAGTAGTTTTTATATTAACTGGTAACCAACCATACATATTATCAAAAACTAAAATATCATACCACATTCGAATTTTTGGTTCTTTTATTTTTTCATTAAATTTTTCAACTAATAATTTAATTATTACATCTTCATCTATACAACTATTTATTCTACCATCTCTATTTTGATTTGAAAAATTAAACACTTGTGATTGTAAATATTTTTTTATTTTATACATAATTAAAGGTAACTGGTGTAGTCTCAAAATACAACCTCTAAACCATTTTTGTATTTTAATTATTTTATTTTCATTTAGAGATAATGAAGAAAGTGATGTAGTTATTGATTTAATTTCTAAATCCATTATTTATGGTTATAATAAATAAATCATTTTTATATAAAATATAAAGATTTAATATAATATATGATTACACATTTGTTTTTTTCTGGAAGTCATTTATGGGGCTTTTATAATTTTGGTGTTATAAGATATATTCAAGCTTTTCCACAGAAATTTAAATTATTAAAAAATTATGGGGGAGTTTCATTTGGTGCATGTGTTGCATTTTTATTATCAATCAATTTAAAAATTGAAGAAATAGAAAATATTTTTTATGAATTTTCTAAAGATGAGGATATTAAATCAGTTTATTTTAATGATATGTTTAATATTATTGATAATAAAGGTATTGATAATACCAGTAAATATTTTAAATGGATTACTGATTATTTAACTAAAATTAATATTGATGCTTATGAACTTACATTTATGGATATATCCAAAAAATTTGGTAATAATTTACATATCACTTGTTTATCTATTAATTCTGGATTAGTTGAATTATTTAATACTGAAAATACACCAGATACTAAAGTTTATAAAGTTCTTCAAGCTACGATATCTTTACCAATTATTTCTATACCAGTAGAAATAAATGGATTTTTATATGTTGATGCTGGATTATTAGATAATACTATTGTTCATTTCTTTTCAGATATCCCTAGTAATCAGATTTTATCTGTTGTTCATAACTTTAATTCTGGTTTTAAAAATTATCCTAAAAATCATAATTTTACAAATACACAATATTTTTCAAGTTTATTCAGTATATTAATACAAAAAATGCAATATAATGCAACCCATAAATATAATAATGAAAATACATTAGTTATTAAAGATCATGACAATCTTATTGATATAATTATTAAAGATGATTCTATATATTTAAAATATGATGAAGATACTATAAATAAAGCAATATTATATGGTTTTAAATTAATGAATGATTGGTATAATAAAACATATATAGAAAAATAAAATATTAGAAAAATAAATATGCTAATTGTTTCATTTGATATTGGTATTATTAATTTAGGTTGTTCAGTTTTATATGATAATAAATTAATTGTTTGGAAAGTTATTAAACTTTTTGATAAACTTAAAAAATCTATTACAATCAATCAAATCTCTGAATCTATTTATTTACATTTGGATGAACTTATTGGAGAAATTAAAGAAAATACATCTAATAATATTGATTTAGTTTTATTAGAAAATCAACCATCTAAAGGTGTTATGAAAACTGTTCAAATGTTAATATATGGATTTTTTTATAATTTAAAACATTATGATAATTATGTTTTAGATATTGTTCAAGTTAATGCTTCTATTAAATTAGAAGGTTATGAAATGGATAAAACATGTAGTAAAGCAGAACAATATAGAAATAATAAAAAAAAATCTATAGAAATCTGTACTAATTTAATTAAAGGTAATAATAGATTAGAAGAAATTATGTTACAATATAAATCTAAAAAAGATGATTTATGTGATTCATTATTACAGATTATTGGTTATATAAAAAAAAAGAATATTTGTGATATAAATATAAAAAATGATTAAATAAATTATTTAATTTATAATGAATAAACTTATTAAATTTGATAATAATATTAATGAATTTGATTTTACACAAACATGTTTTGATACTAATTATGTAATCTTTACTTGTCTATTTATTAGTTTTTTAATATTATATATTATTTATCTTAAATTAAATTCAAATTCAAATTCGGAATTAAAAATGGATAAAATTGATAAAAATACTACATTGTTATTGAAAATTTTTAAAGAATTAAAAAAAATAGATTAAAAATACATATAAGAACTAATATTATATATTATTAAATATGGATAAAACATATTTGAATGATATCTGGAATCTCTATTTTCACGATAATTCATCAAATTGGGAAAACGACAGTTTTATACTAATTACTACAATTAGTAATGTTGAAGATTTTTGTGCTATCTTTAAATTATTAGATGAAGATAATTATTGGTATAAAGGAATGTTTTTTATATTTAGAGAAGGTGTATCTCCTAGATGGGAAGATTCTAATAATATAAAAGGCGGTTGTTATTCATATAAAATCTCCACTGAAGAAATTCAACAAAAATGGTTTGATTTATGTTGTAAATCTTTAGGAGACACAATTGGTGTTAATGAAGAATATTGTTTAAATGTAAATGGATTTTCAATTACACCTAAAAAAAATGCAAATATTTTAAGAATCTGGTTAAAAGATAATAATTTAGTTGATCCAGAATATTATAATATTAGTATTTCAAAATTCTCTACATTATTATATAAAAAACATTTAAATGATTAATATATATAAATGTTTATTTTAAGATTTATTTTTTCAATTATTGTTGTCTTAATATATTTTATACTTTTACTAATCATTCCTAAAAATATTTGTTTTTTTTTCAGTAAAAAAATGGCAACAGTTTTAATAAAAACTGTTAATTTTAAATCATTAAATATTATTAATAAATATAAATTTGATAATAATTTACATTCTAATCAAAAATTCTTAATAGTATCAAATCATTGCTCATTATGGGATGGTATTGTTTTAACTGCTTCATTACAAGATATTTCTTTTTTGATTAGTAAAGCTGGATTAAATACTTCTTTTTGTAGCAAATTTGTAATGGGTAAATTAGATTGTCTTATTGTTCAAAATAAGAATACAGTTGAAAAAATTAAAGAAAAAGTTGAAAATAGAAAAAAATCTGAAAATGTTTTAGTAGTTTTTCCAGATGGAATGCAACCTATTCCACCTGAAAAAGTTATTTCACCTTTTAAAACTGGTGCTTTTTTTAATAAATTTCCCGTTTTACCAGTTGTTATTAAATATAAAAATTTTAAAATTAATCCAACTTCTTTCAGTAAAGATCATGCTTTATATTGTTGGACTAAAGTTATTCTAGATGGTAATTGTGATATTAATGTTGAAATTTTAGATCTTATCTATCCTGATAATAATGAATCTATTTCTGATTATCGGGATAAAGTATATAATATTATGACTAATTCTTATAATAAACTTTGATATAATATTATATGATATAAAATTATTATCAAATGTGCAATTACATGTAAATATTTTTTTTTATATATTTTACTCAAAAAATATAATATAACTGGTATTATTAATAGTAATAATTGTAAAAATGTATTTAATATATGTAAATGAAATATAAATGAAATTAACATATAAATTCGGTCTAAATATCTAAAATATTTACTATTTACACAATGATTTAAGACTGAACAAAAACCACCAAAAAAACTAATTATTGATAATTTAATATATAATTCGTTATCATTATTATTTTTTTCATAAAAATATATTAACGATATCATAGATACCATTATTAACAATGCGGATATTTTTAAATAAAGTTTCATTGATTAACTTCTGGTGATAATGCTAACTGAATTGTACCTAAATTTGCTATATCATAAGATAATATTAATGGATATTCTTGTTTTAAATATATCTCCACATTTTGACATAAATTTGTACATTTTGTAAAAATTGCTATATATTTTAAATTAAAAATTCCTTGAATTATATTATTTAATTCTTCTTTTTTTTTTATATTAACACTAAAATTATTATCAACACCGATTGTTGTTTCCTGAGTACAAAATTCACCTTTACAACTTAAATATAAATATTTATCAACACTTCTTATTTCTAATGTTTCTGCAATATTATGCATATCTCTAATAATTTTTTGAAAATATACTGTTGGCATAGTAATTGTTGTATGAAAATCTACTGGTGGAATATTTACATTTAAGATATCAATATCCAACATAAATAATTTATAAGTTGTTTTATAATTTTTATCTGGATTTTCAATTCTTATTCCTAATTGATTTCTATTTTCATTTTCAATAAATAATGTTAATGTATCGTTATTTGTTATTGTTTTTATTATAGCATGTAATTTAAACATATTTAATCCTACATATATTTTTCCATTTTCTGCATTACATTTATATTCTTCAAATTTATCTGCATCCATTTTTGCAAAAATCAAAACTACATGACTTGTATCCATTGCCATTATTTTTAAACCATTTTCATCAAATTCAAAATTTACATCCATTAATATCTCCTTTAGAGCATCTATTACCTGTTTAAAAGTTGTTGCTTGAAATGTTTTTAATTCTAATATATTATTATCACTCATTTTATTCTATTAAAATTAACTCCTCCTTATATCCACACCAAAATTTTTATAATCACTTTTTGAAAATATTATTGGATATCTTTCTTCCAATTTATTTAAATTTACTTCTTTTATTGCTTTTTTTCTTTGACTTTCACCAGTACCAAAGAAATCATTAAAATTATCATTTGCAATATTTTTAAAATAATCTGAATTTCCATTCATTAAATTTGAAAATAATGAATATTCTAACATAGAATCAAATATATTTTTATCTGTTGTTTTGTTACTACTACTGGAACAAGCACCATTCTTATATTCATTTCTTATTATATTTGTTAATTCATTATAATTTATTGTTCTAGGCATATGTATTTTCTATT